GGTGTTGAACTATCAGTGAATGATATTGAACAACTAGCTTTACAAGTAATCATGGAATCTGAGACTACTTTTAATAAGGTTGCGGCGCTTAAAGTCCTCGTTGATATTAAGAAACATTTGTCTACAGATAAGAACGAGAAGCAACTTCTCGATATACTCAAGGGAGAATAAAAATGAACAAGAATCTGTTAAAGCAAGCTGCTCAAAACGCAATGAAAAGTCTAGAAGGACTAGATGCTTCAAAAGTAAAGGCAGTAAATATTATCTTTACAGATACATCCAGCAAAGAACTTCGTGAAGATGCTGGAGATGAAATGGAAGATATGGATAATAATGGTGAGATGGAAGAAGATGAAGGTGAAGGAAAGGTTTGCAAGAACTGCGGCAAAGAGTTAAAATAATACCTGAAGATACTTTCATATAGGTGTTATTCCCGCTGGCTTGTAAGAAAAGAGCTAAAATGAAAGTAATCAGATATGCCACAGTAGCTCAAATGGTAGAGCACTCGCCTGAAGAGCCTGGTGTAGTGGGATCGTTACCCACCTGTGGCACCATGTACGCCACAATAGCTCAGTTGGTAGAGCACCTGTTTTGTAATCAGGATGTAGGGAGTTCGATCCTCTCTTGTGGCTCAAAGGATTAATATGAAATCTTTAAAGAATGTGGCTCAAAGTAAGGGAATATATATGACTCCAGCAGAACTCCAAGAAATAAAAAAGTGTAAGAATCACTTCACTTATTTCTGTGAGAAATATCTCTTCATCATCAATAAAAGAAATAAAAGAGTAAACCTAAAGTTAAATCAAGCACAACGTTCAATCTTTGATTCTGTTGATAAAAGGTTTCTAAAGATATTGAAAGCTAGACAGTTAGGTTCTTCTACCTTTATTGCTGCATTCTATTTTTGGAAGACATTACTTAATGTTAATGAGAGGACATTAGTTATTGCCCATCAACACGAATCAGTTAAATCAATCTTTCGTATCTATAAAACCTTCTATGAGAATCTTCCAGCTTTCCTAAAGTTTAAAACAATAGGTGACTCTGCAAACATGCTAGAGTTTTCTACTGGATCTTACATTAAGGTAGGTTCTGCTAACTCTGAAGCTGTTCGTGGTTCTTCTGCGGTATGTAATCTTCATCTATCAGAAGTAGCTTTCTGGGATGATATGAGTAATACAATCGCTTCAGTATTCCAAGCCTCTTCAGAAAATCCTTACATTATATTAGAAACAACTGCTAACTCTCTAAACGATTTCTTCAACTTCTGGAATGATGATAATGGTTATGAACCAATCTTCCTAAGCTGGGACAGTGATGAAAACAATACACTGAATGAACTATCAGATAACTCTAAGAGACTTCTAAAACTAAAGCCTGAAATACTTTCTTACTTAAATGAAAAGAACTATACAGATGGTCAGATTAAGTGGGCAGTAGAAACATTCTTTACTAAATGTGCTGGAGATATTTCTAAGTTTAGACAAGAGAATGCCATAGATCCCATATCCTGTTTCATTACAACAGGAGATAAGTTCTTTAGTGAATCATTCATCTTAACAGAAGAAGTAAAGCCTGGATATATTGTATATAAGGAACCGTCGATAGGTAGGATCTATAGTATTGGAGTAGACACAGCCAGTGGTAGTACGAGCGGAGACTTCTCTTCCTTTGTGGTGGTAGATATAACGAACAAAGAGTTCCCAGAAATAGTGTCAACCTTCTATGAAAGAATAGCAGTTCTACCATTTGCTCAGCGAGTTCTGGAAGAGTCTCTGAAATATAACGCCTATGCTGTAATAGAAAAGAATAGTTATGGTCTAACCATTACAGAGTATCTCATCGCCAAAGAGTATACGTTTATGTATACCAGAACAGCTTTCGACGCAGTTGAAAACAGGTATAAGGATACCTACGGTTTCTTTACAGACCAGAGAACCCGTCCTCTTATGCTTGGTAAGCTCCAGCATTTCATCAACAATAAAAAGATAGCAATCGTTGATAAGAGATTGCAAGCAGAAATCAATAGTTTTATTTATGATAAGGGTAAAGCTCAGGCGTCTCAGGGTAAACACGACGATATTATTATGTCACTTGCTCTAGCTCTGATGGCACTGGAACAATATAGTGCCATCGAAGCAAATAGAAATAAGCCAGAACCCAAATGCGGAGAAGACTGGCTTAGATTAGAACTAAGTCTTGGTATGCCAAAGGAAGCTATAATCTCTCAGGGGTTAGTCCCAGGAGACGGTTCTTATTACAACAGGTCCGTACTACCCTGGTAAGCTTTGCGGGCCTTGTAGACCCATTAGCATTCGTTTAAAACTATACATCTTGTGTGTGTACCTTTGAGGACTAAACCTCACGAAAAAAAGTAACTTCTCCGTTAATATAGTTTACTTAGGAGGTAAGCAAATGAGTTTATTAGACGCGAATGCCCACTCAGCCCTGTTAGCCAGGATAACTGGGGAGCAATCACAACCAGAACAAACTACACCTAGTTTAGAAACTGCTCCGGTTCAATCCGAACAAAGCGAACAAAGAGAGCCGACTTCTCAGGAAGAACATCGTAGAACAGAGCAACCACAAACTATTCCATATGACCGCTTCAAAAGAGTAAATGAATCTAAAAAAGAGTTTCAAAAGAAATATGAAGAACAGTCTAAAGAAATAGAAAAGTTGCGAAAGGAACTAGAGAGTAAAAGTTCAAATCAAGAATCCGACAATGATAACTGGCTAGAAAATCTACTGAATGATGATGCAGAAGAGAAACCAAACAAACAACTAAGTTCACTAGAACAAAGATTGCAAAAGTTTGAACTCAAAGAAGCCGAAAAAGAACTCAGCAGTATGGTTAAGTCCGCTATTCAAAGAAATGATGATCTTGATCCGGAGCTTGTTGAAAGTGTTATTTATCAGACCATTGGGGAAAATCCTAATGGAGACATTGATGAAGCAATAGAAAGAATGAGAGAGTTTGTAAGCTATGTTAATACAAAGGGTTTCAAGAAATCCCCAGTAACTCCAGCTCCACAAGCAAACAAAGTCCCACCTAGACCATCAATGACATCTAATAAGAACTACGTTGAACAGGCCAATAGACCAAAGAATCTTTCAGATGCTAGAGAGGCTTTGTATAACTTCCTAAAAAGCAACAAACTATAACCCCCAGTAAGTATACTGGATTTCTTAAGGAGAAAACAAAATGGGCGCTACAATCACAAATCTAAGTTCAATATTAAAAGAGTTTTATCTTGGTCCAATAGTGAACCAGCTAAACAACGAAATCCTAGCTATTGAGCTTTTCCAAAAGGCGCAAGTAGACTGGAGTGGTAAGAAAGTTATTATACCTGTAAGAGTAAGCAGAAACACAGGCGTTGCCTTCTTAGGTGAACTTGGTGGTGCTCTTCCTGCAACTCTACCAACTGCTGGTGTTCAAGGATATGCAGACCTTATCGTAACTTCTCGTTTCGTATACGGTCGTTTCCAAGTAACTGGTCCAGTTATCGAAGCTGCAAAGACTTCTGCTGGTGCATTCGTTCAGGCAATCGACAGTGAAATGACTGGCTTAACAGAAGATGTTAAGAACGCTTCCAACAAATCAATGTTTGATGGTGGTGAAGTTATTGGATACGTTTGGCAGAAGCAAAACGCTGTAGCATTCCAGTACGCTGGTGCAACTACAAATGCTGATGGTTCCGCTTTCACTCTAGGTGGAGCTACAACTACTGCTAGACTAGTTCGTCTTGATGACTACTCATTCGTAGGTGGTGCAACTCGTGTTAACGCGATTACTGATTCCTTGATTACCTTCAACGCTGCTATCGACACTACTGCTGTACCAGCCGGTGTTGCACTCGCAGTAACATTACCTGCTGCTTCTATCTTGAAGTATAACGTTGCAGGTGCATGGGATCTAGAACCAGCCGGTTTAATGGCTAACCTTTCTGCTCAGTTTCACTTTACCAATGACCGTAGCACTGCTGCAAATGCACAGCTAAGATCCGTTCACAAGGTAACTGATCCAGCAACTGATGTCTATTCAACATTAACTCTTCGTTCCATACAAACAGTTATTGATGAAATCAACGTTCAGTCCGGTAAGAAACCAGACCTTATCCTTTGCAACGATCTAATGAAAGTTGAATACAGCTCATTGCTACAAGGTACTGGCGCACAGAACCTATACGTTCCTACAGACAAACATTCTGATGGTAACGCTGGCTTCAGCCGCCTCTTCTACAATGGTGTTGAAATCAAATCCAGCAGACACGCTCCAAAGGGTTTGTTCTTCTTCTTGACCAGCAAAGTTTCCTGGAAACTAGCAGTTCTTGGTGACGGCGGATTCATGGATCAAGACGGTTCGGTACTATTCAGAGTTGCCAACGGTGACGCTTACGAAGGTACTTACAGATGGTACTACAATCTCGTTTGTGTTGAACCTCACGCAAACGGAGTTCTCTGTGGAATCTCATTTTAATATGTCCTTCTAACTCTTGATGTGTCCTTCTGGGTGTGCTAGTATAAGCTACTCACCCGGAGGGACACATGGATAAAGAACAGAATAAGAAACTAGCCAGAGAATGGTATCAAAAGAATAAAGAGAAAATCCTAGAGAAAAGAAAGTCTGACCCTGAGCGGGAAAGAGAAAGAAAAAGAAGAGACCGAGAAAAGCATCTTGAAAAACGACAAGAGCACGCTAGAGAATATAGAAGGCTTAATGCCGAGAAAATAAATGAAGCTCGCCGTGTAAAATATCAGAGTGATAAAGAACTTATTAAAGATAGAAATCTTAAAAGAGTCTATAACTTATCATTAGAAGAATATAATCAGATGATAGTTTCTCAAGATAGTAAATGTAAAATCTGTGATGATGAAGTGAAACTTGTTATTGATCATTGTCATACAACAGGAAATATAAGAGGTCTTCTCTGTAGCCGATGCAATCTTACTCTAGGATCAATAAAAGACAACATACTTGTACTTAAGAAAATGATTGAGTACTTAAACTAAGGAGATTATACAATGGTTCATAGATTAACAAAGAATACATTAGGTCAAAACAGTGGCGATGGCGTTATTGTAGCTAAGTCAACATTCTACCCAGTAGGTAGAACAGCAGTTGCAGGTGTAGTTGGTACAGAAGCAGTTCCAGTTGTATCAGGTTCCAGCCAGGTTATTGAATATAAAGTAGCATTCGCAAATCCATCAGGCGCGTCTAGCGTATGGTTCCTACCATGCCCAGCGGGTAAGTGGCAAGTTACTGATGTTACATTATTCAAGACTGCTGGTATAGGTGTTGCTGGAGATTTAGTTACTATCAAGTCAGTTAAGAGTGGTACTACATCAGCGAGTCTTTTCTATACTACTGGCGATACAGAACTTGATGTTCAAGGTGTTGTTCAGGGTGGAATAGTTAAACCTGACTTCAGACTAAACTCTGCTGCTACTACTTTAGATTCTTCACTTGGCGATAAGCTTGAGGTAACTCTAGCTAAAGCTGGTGGACAAGTAGCTTGCGAACTAACATTTAAGTTTGTTTTGGTTTAATGTTCTATAAATAAAGTGAACCCTCATCAGCAGAAATAGCTGGTGGGGGTTTTTCTTTTGTGTGAATGTTGATGATTACAATACTAATAATAACAACAGCAATATTAACAGTGCAGTTAAATGTCTTGGTTGGTTTTTATACTTTCCAGAAATATAAAGAAATAAAATATTTGAAAGAAGTAGAGCAGCAGACCATTCCAACTCTACAAGACTTACTTTCTAATCTTTAAAGGGGAAATATAATGAATGATGAAGAGACTTTAGGAACTTCTGGTGCCTTCACAAAAACTTCATATGATGAGTCATATGGAAAGGCAATGAGAGAAGCAGCAAAGAGAAAGAAAAAAGAAAAGTATGAAGGAGCAGGTTCTGGTATTGGAGCAATAGCTGGGACTATTGGTGCTATTATTACTGGGAACCCTGGTCTTATTGGAACTGGATTGAAGCTTGGTAAAACTGTTGGCTCTCTTGCTTCTGGTAATGGTAACTTAGAAGACTTAGAAGAAGGTATAGGAGAAGTAGCTGGAGCAGTTGGTTCAATGGGTGGTGAGATTCCAGACTTTGAAAGTATGTCCGACAATGAACTAATGTCTACTCTACAAAAGAATAAGAGTCTTCTAGATACAGATGAGTTTAAAAGATATGCAATAAATAGGAAGACTCCACTTCCAGCCTTTGCATGGGGGAGAGATTAATGTTACCAACAAATCCATACACAGCTATCACTGATTCGAGAACAGATAAAACTTCTTACAATCAACTTTGGGATGTTTGTGTTGCCTATACATTAGGTAGACAAAACCTAACCTATTCCTTTAGAGATAAGAGGTATGTAGTCCCAGAACAAAGAGAAGTAGTATTTAATCTTATTCTAAATATCTATAGAAATGTTACAGCACGTCTTGCAGTTGCTTATCCAAACGTAGCTGTATATCCAGCTTCTCCAAGTCAAGAAGATATTATGAAAGCAAAGTCTTCTGAACTAGCTTTGCGTTATATCTGGGCAGAACAAGATTTATCCTCTAAGTTCCAAACTCTAGCAGAATGGTTAATCACCTGTGGTTCTGCTGGACTTTATACTTATTATGATCCAGGTACAAAAGATGTAACCGTAAAGGTTGTTTCTCCATACGATTTATTCTATGAGAAGAATGCTATCTCTGAAGAAGAAAGTTCTTGGGTTGCTGTTAGATATTATATTAACAAAGAAGAGGCTGCCAAATCTTATCCTGACTTTGCAGATATGATTATGGATCTTCCCCAATCAAACAGAGACTATTCAACACTTAGCCAAGGAGAACCACTTCCTAAAGATACGATTGAGGCATTTGATATTCATACCAAGTCTGGAGATTTTGGAGTTCTTATTGGGAAAGAGTGGGTATTCGAGGGACAAACACAAGCAGGATATAATCCAGTACAACTTGTTAAATATACAAACATTCCTTCGGTATTGTGGGGATGGAGTATGGTTGCTCCTCTGATTGACTTACAAACACAATACAATAGAAGTAGAAATCAGATCATTAAGAATACAGAGTTGATGGCAAATCCAAAATGGATGATTCCAAAAACCTCTGGAATCAATAACAACTCTATTACTGATAAGCCTGGTGAAAAGATTTATTTCAATCCAGGTGGTGGAGCACCAACTGTTGTTCCTATGCCTGGAATGCCTGCTTATGTATTTGACAATGTAACTTCTATCCAGAACGAAATGCTTGATATCTCAGGTGTTCACTCTGTTTCGTTAGGTAAAAGAGCCATTGGTATTTCTTCTGGTAAGGCTATTGAAAATCTAGCATCTCTTGATGCTTCTCAACTACAACTTACTCAGAACAACATTGAAAAGGCTACAAGAATAGTTGCAAAGAATATCCTTATCCTTATGAAAGAGTATTACAGTGAACCAAAGTTCGCAAGAATGATGGATGGAACTGGGAAACTTGTATTTAAAGAGTTAAGCTCAACAGATATTGTAGAAGATCCAGAAGTATTTATCGAAGCAGGTACTCTATTCCAGAGTGAAATACAAGATAAGGAAGCAAAGATCCTACAGATGGTTGATCGTGGTCTATTAAGCCCACAAGAAGCAAGAGAACAACTATCCTATAGAGCAGCTCACAAAGATATCTTGGAAGAAATGTCTAATACTGGACACGCAATGAAGATATTAAATGCTATAATGAGTGGAGCGCAGGTAGAAATCTTCTTAGATGATGATCTAGTTACCTTCAAGAAAGTATTTAAAGAACTAATGAATGATGATGATAAGTTTTATTCACTTCCACAAGAAATACAGGACTATATTGTAGACTTGTATAAGAAAATAGTAGTGGCAATGAAGAATGCTACAATCTCCCAGCAACAAGGTTTAGAACCTGAGCATGAAAGTATCATCCAGCCAAAGCCAGTTATCCAACAGAACGTACAAGAAGTTGCTGCACTTAATAGTAATACAGCTAGAGGACAGTTAGTTGGAACTGCAATAGATAAGAGTCAGAAAGAAGCAGAACTTCGTGGTGCAATGGAAAATAAAGAGAGTGGTGATGTATTTACCACTTCTCCATTCATCCAATAATAGGAGATAAACAATGTACGTTGAAGAAGTTGCAGAATATTTTAGAATAGTAACAGATGAACCCGACAAAACATTTTTAACAGATGCACAAGTAGCTATTATATTAAAGAGAGCTTATTCCCAATACTCTAGAATCATAACTTCTATTGACGAGAAACCTTTTACTGGTGCATTGGGTCTTACTAACCCGACTCTCTTCACCGATTTAACGGTTGCTCCTCATAACTTGTTAGGTCAAGTTGGTCCTTATGATGGAAATGGAAGAATGGTTAGACTACAATCCATTACTTCTGTTGCTTCAAATGGTCAGTTACTTTATAACGTTAGACCTGCACAGAGTATTGTGGAAATGAGTACAACAAATGATTTTATGTACTTCCTTGGTAACGACGGTATTATATTTAGCTCCAATCCTGCTGGAAGAAACCTTGCCCTCTTCTATACATTTGCTCCAGATATTGATTGGACAAAACTAAACTCTGGAGATGCCGAAGCAATAGATAACTTTGAAGAGTTTCATGATGTCATTGCTCTTCTTGCTTATAAGATTTATGCAGTTAAGGATATTTCAATCAATCCAGCATTAGAAAACTTACTAGCTGAAAGAGTGTCTGAGATGAAAGGCTTTTGGCAGCAAGGTATGGATTTCGGTGGTAGCCAATATGTTTCTACAGTGGTCCACAGAACCTAAGAAAATCTAAAGGGGGAGCCAAGTATGTCTAACTCCTTCTCGTGCCTTCTAGGTGGCAAAGCGTTCGTTTAAACAGGAGAAGAACAATGGCAGCAGTAGACAAAAAGCAGACACTACCTCTATTAGTTGGTGGTATGAATCTATCTGACCTTAGCAAAGGTACTGGATGGATTCAGAACTTAAACCATTATCAAGGAACCTGGGAAACTAGAGATGGCTTTGGCGTTAAGGGTGTCTATGATACTCAAATGTTAGTTAAGGCTCCAGTACCTATTAGTAGTAACAACAAGGGTGAGACAGATATTGGATTTGTTGAAGTGGTTGGAACATACGCTTTCAAAACAAACTTTGGCCATGAGCAAGTTATAACTATTGTTAAGACTCAAGGGAATACCTCTGTTCTTTCTCACGACTTTCCTACTTGGGCTCCAGTTGATGAATCCAAAGAAGGTGTTGAAACTGTTTATTATACTGCCATTATCTATGATGTTACTGCTGAAGAGTTTCTTGAAGAACCTATCTTCCGCAAGACAACTGAGATTGAGACACAGAAAGAAACACAAGCTTACCCAACCAACCCTACTCCAAAAGAATACTTAGGAAATCCAGTAAATGTTGGAAATCAACATGGTGCTCAAGAATCTTCCTATGCACCATATAGGGATTATGTTTCTCTATATACAACAAATAAAAATAAGATAAATGGCACAAGAGAATATGAGTTAAAGAACCTTCCTTCTTTCTTCTTCTTTCAATATCTAGATAGAATATACTTTGGTTCAAGAGAACTAGGAACATTCTATTATACCCCTTGTATTTTTAGTGAAGAAAGAAGGAAGAGAATCGACAACTATCAACAGAAGGATACCATCCTTGGTTATTCTGAAACCTCTGTTGTTAAGAAGGTTACTTTCCAATCTACTATTAGTTCAACTCTATTGGGGGAGGGATATACATATTTCACCAATAGTCAAATACCTGCAATCATTGATGCCTGTGTATGGGATGAAAGAATAGTTTATTTAGGGGAAGATAAAACAGTCTATTATTCCCAGCCACAAGAAGGGTATGCTGTTATTGCAACTGACTTTGATATTGTAACTAGTGAAGAAGATGTTACTGGTATAGCTGAAGTGAATGGAAGATTGATGATATTTACTCAATCCGAAACCTTCCTTCTACAACCAGTGCAAGGACAAGTATTGGCTTCTGGAGGTAGAGTAACAAAGATTTCCTCTACTGTTGGATGTGCATCTGCCTCTGCTAAGAAGAATGAAAAAGGTCTTCTATGGTGGATGGATAGAAATGGCGCTTATCTATCAAATGGTTCTGGAGATTTAAGATCTATCAGCGAACCAGCTATTGATAAGTTCTTCAAAATATATATTGAGAATGCTTTCACCAACTACTATGCAAAGAATGGATGGACTACATTATCTACACTAGAACAACCAAGATTAGAATATGCATTCATGGCCAATGGTTTACAAACTATTTATGATGATGTTAATAGACATATTGTATGGAACTTTACACAAATGAAGCTTGCTCTCATTTATAATATTGAGACAAAAGAATGGTATCTCTGGAACTTTGAATCAGTTGTTTGTGAACAATCTGATGAGGTTACTATTGATGAAGTTGATGTAACTGTAATCAGCCCAACAGTTGGAGCAAAATCAAATCTAAAAAACATGTGGCTTTCCTTTGTTGGGGAAAGACTCTTTGGTGTCTTTGTGGATAAGAGAGACATCGAAGATGCTACAACTACATTTGAAGATACCAACGTATATCCAGAAGGAAACCCATCACAAGGTTATTACCGTAGCTTTCCATTCTATATCACAGAATATGGAAGAGGTGGTTCTCTAGATCGTTCAAGTATATTGGCAGAAGAACACAGAAAGATTAGTTCTGGATATGTAAAGTTAGATATGTTTGGGCTATCTGTTCCTGCTATTGATTTTGATCCTGACTTTAGAAACTATGAGAGTGCTCCAGTTGTTTACTTTGAAAAGGGATTCTGGAGAGAGGCACCATTTACAACTCCAAGTGGAGTTGCCTATGACCAAGGTTCTGTATCATTAAGTGATGCAATCTATTGGGTTCCAGTATCTCTACAGTTACAACACGATGATAAGGTAGATGTTTATCCAGTAGCTAAGCCAACAAAAATATACATGGACTTCCGCTTTGATAAGAATCATTGGACTCCAGTGTTTAACCCTACTGTTGTAGCTGCTTCCGCTATCTATCAGTTAGATATTGATATTCCAGATGAAAGATTAGCAATCTCTACAGCGATGGGTATTGCTGGTGCAACTGCTGGTTCTTGTGAAATAGCTTGCTACGAATCAACAACTGGCCTTACAAGTGCAACTGGAGATGAGATTAGAGTTAGAATAAACCCTACCTCTTCAATGGCTCCAGGTTCATACTATTGGTATCCAGAAATCAATATTATCTCTTATGCTAAGAATAGATTATTTTACTTACCATTCCGTAGAAAGATAGTTGGTGACAACAATGCCTTCTCTGTTGGTATTACTGCTTGCAAAGTTCCTGTTGCTGTAGAGGGTTTCGTTGTAACTAGAGATGTTGCAGTAGCTCCAGCCTTTGATTATGTTAAATCTTGTGAAGCTTATGAGTGGATGGAAACATATACCTATCCATCATTGGCAAATACACAAATATCCACATATGGTGGTGGTAACTTTGCTGAGGCAGACTATAAGAATGAACAAGCACAATCTGTTGACTGGTTGTATAAATCTCCAGAGATCGGAGATGGTAAAGTTGGATTAAAGCCAAGAGGAACTATTGCACAACTAAGTTCAAGAGGTACTGGTGATCCAGAAATCGCAACAACTTGGTCTCTTGGTAACTATAATATTCTAGTATCTACAAACAACAAACAGTATCAAGGACAAATCCTTGACTACTCAACAAGTGAAACAATCCCTGGTGCTCCTGCAACAATAAAAGGTATAACTCCAGCAAACAATCTAACTGCTAATAAGGAAACAAACATTACGAGCATTTTAGATAACTCAACTGACTCAATAGTTAAAAAGAACTTTAATCAGAATGGAGTTGTACTTGGAAATACTGGAGATTCTACACAAGGAACTTATCTTGTTGATTCAGAAATCTTTGTAAACAAAGTAACTTCTGACGGAACAAGAGGAGAAAGATTCTCTTATACAATGTTCGGACATATTAGAAACTCTGCTGAGAAACTCTTCTTTAAGAGTATTGATGCTGTTTATAGAGTAATGGGTGGAGTTAGAAGGGATGGTAGATAATGGTTAGATCTTATGTAAAACAAGAATCAACTGAACTGTCTAACAAAGGTTTAGATGGCCAATATTTTAGAGATGAAATATATAAAGTTATTACAACTTTGAATGCCAAACTTCCCTCTTCTTCCTATAAGACAGATAAAGACCACGATAACTCTGCAACCTTTACCGCTGGGCAACATAAAGCCTTTGTTGTTAAGGAAGATGATTTTATTGATGCTATTGCAGGTGCCATTATTGATGTTGCTCTAACTATTTCAGTAGGAGTAGTTAGAATCAATAATCTTTACTTTAAAGAAGAGATAACTCTTGAATCAACTGCCGCTGTAATCTTCTCCAACTGTAGGTTTAATAAACCAGTTAGAGTAGAAAGTGGTGGACAGGCTCAGTTTGTTGGCTGCTCCTTCAGAGATACTGGATTTATTGATAACTCAGGTTTGGCTGCAAGTGTTTATGTTAATGGTGGAGCGAGAACTTCTACTAACCATGTAAACGTAACAGTTATCTCTGAAATAATCGCTTAAGCACATAAGGAATATAATATGCCTCGTAAAATAACCAAAGAACAGTTCGCAAATAAGACAACTCTGGATGGAAATAGATTAGAGAAATCCTTTTCTGATTTACAGGAGAAGATAAATAACATTCCTTTAGAAGATATTAGAAATAAATATATCCCATATCAAATAGTTGGTGGATTTACTCCTTCTAAAGCACAGTTTCTTACAAGACCAACTGTATCTGCCCCAGTATTAACGTCTCCAGATGATCCATTTGGTGGCGCATCAAGCGAAAAGACAGGAATGGACTGCTGGCTTCCAGCTTCTCATACCTTTGATAATACTGTATATGCTGAGATTACAACAACTCCAGCAACAATCCCTGATAATAAGAAAGAAAACCCTGTATCTGTAAAGGGTTCCTCCTTACTTACGAACTATTATGAAGCAGCCAACAAGGTTAGAAACTTTGTAATGACCAACGCCTATTCTACAGTAGCTCCAGTTATCATTGATGAAGTTAGTGTATGGGTTGGACTCAATGCTCACTTTGCAAAGAGACTTACATCAGTAAGAACCGTTGCAGAAGTAGTTCCTCCAAACTGGTACAACGATGCCAATGAAAACTTTAAATCAGTAGCAGACTTACAGTTCTATATTTCTGTAGATCATGAGGATTTAACTGAGAGTGTACAGTTGAGAACAAACGAACTAATGAAATCAGACTTTCATGCTTGGTCGGGCAACTGGAATCAACATCCATTTCAAAGTTTTTCAACAGAAAGATTACCTGATGATTTGGGATTACCAACCTTATATACCCCACCAACTGATATTCCTCAGATCACGTGCTACTTCACTGATGCTTGTTTATTTTTTACCTTTACGGATTTAAAAATAAGCATTCCAGAATATGGTAGGTGGCGATTCCATCTATTGATTCCAGATTACCAACTATCAAAATATATAGACGGAACAGATTGGGGTACAAGACCTGACTTATTTGAGTTATCATTCTCAATCACAGGTAAAGAGGAGCTAAGCTAATGGGAAAGATAAATAGAATCAAACTATCTCACGGTACTAAGCTTGTACCTGAGCACCTAACAAGTTCCATTGGCGATGCAACTGATGTGCTTCTAAATGCAAATGTTGAACACGAACAGATTGATACAAATAGAAACTCCTTTTATGTATCTATAAATATTCCAGTTGTACGTTCATCTTGGGGTGAAGTATTTGCTGGGAACACTGGAACTATTTTAGAACAACCTTTCCCATTTATGCTCCCTCCAACTCAGGAAGAGTTTAGCACTGATTACCATACAAACGAAAAGACGATTACTCTTGATGAGTTAACATTTTCTTTTGATCAGAATGGCAATGCTTTGGCAATGACTGATTTCTTTGATACAAATGAAAAGCCTGGTCTTTTATATGATGGTGTCAGTGACAACTATACAGTAAGAATCAGAATATATGAGAAGACTCCTACTATTATTGGTTCTACTACAGCGGCAACTTCTACTCTAACTCCAGAACTTATAGTATTTCAAGCAGACTATTCCTCTGTGTTATTCTCTTCTGTAAAGTTTAGAAATAACCCATTTGTTCAACCAAATATTAATGTACAAATCAATCCATATAAAACATATATCTTAACTATTAGTTTCCCAGATGGACTGGAGAACTCTTATACCGCAGGTATTGTTACTCAAACTAGAAATGCAATGCTTCCTTCTGTAAACATTAGAGCTAAGTTTTCTAATAGATTGCTTGGTGCAGATTTAGAAGCTGACCTTGGTGCGGAAGTGCAGAATCTTCCAGATGTTCACCTTGGACAAAATACTTTTCCTCCAAATGTAACTGTACCAACGTGGAATCCAACCAATAAAATCCCAGCTACAACATCAGGTGGTATCACTGGTATTCAAACTTCACTGGATGCTATTGATTACTATGCTGTAAAGGGATATGCAGGTGGTTTAGATAAAGCTTCAGATGTATTACCTAATGGTGTCATTAGAGATATGTATGGCTATGATGTAATCTGTGTTCCTATGTTTCAATCAATGGAGCAAATAAGAAGAGGATGGATATTTGATGCTGCGGATACTGATTTTCTCCCATATGTTCCATCTGGAACTGTAAATCCAGAATGGTTTTTAGATAGACGTATTGTTAGTATTTCTCACCCATTTACTATTCATCACGTATTCTGTTCAACCTCCTTCTATGCAAACAAATCAGACTTAATGTACGTAGGTGCTACACAAAAAGCTCAAGAACCAGGTATCTACCGTTACAATGCAGATATTGAAAGAGAAGTTGGAGTATTTATTGGTACTGGTATTAGAGCAGACCACTATGGTATTCAGCAAGTTGCTTATGGTAAACTAGATGAAGCTCATTCATCTTATCTTGTTGATAAAATCCAGCTTTATGATGAGAAAAGTAACAGTGAACCTTGGGGTTCTGTTATGAACTATACAACTGATACAAGAAGAGTTGGTGCATTAGACTCAGAACTATGGCAAGTGCCTATAAACTATGGTGCATCAAGAACTGGATATGGATATAGTGAGAATGGAACACCTTTCTTCACTGGACAAGGTAATCTTCGTACTCGTTCTAGAACAGAAGTTTATGATAGACCATTTGATTTTGCTGGAGCTGCTGCAAGTATTACTCCAAGAACTCGTGGTGCAGAACAATGGATAGAAGTTAGAGCAAAGATTTATGCAAGTGGTGGATTGGGTTATGATCTTCCAGCCATACCAACAGATTCTAATCTTGAACAGTATAATGATATTGTTTTAGGTAGAGGGGGGTGGTTTGTGTATTTGATTGGGAAAAGAAGTCTAGTTTAACAGTGTGATTAGCGATAAGGAGAAAGTAAAATGGCAAAGAAAATATATGTCAATCCACAGGATTATCAGGATTCTTTTACCGCTGGTGAAGAAAGCATAAAACTGGGGGATGACTATCTAAAAAGTTTAGAAGCCCAGCAAGCTGGACTACAAGGTGTAGCGCCAAAGCTCCAGGCAGCTTTTGAAGTTGGTAAACAGAAGTTGGCCTCTCAAGCTGCACAAGCATTAGCTCAGTCTAAAGCTGTTAGAGGCGGAAAAGGTCTTGCAGTTGGTACTGAAAGTGCCATTAGATCTGGACAAGCTATTGGAGAAATGGAAAAGAAATCTACTCTTGAACAAGCTTCCGCATTACAAGAAGCTGCAAGAGGACAAACTGCCTTACTTGCTGAAAAGAAAAAACTAGCTGAAACAAAATCAGCCTTATCCGCACAAGTTAGTATAGCAGAAGCAGAAGCACAACAGATTATTGATGATGAGTCTGGAGTATTTGTTACTACAGAAGAAGATATTGCTAGAATGCAAGCTCGTTTTAAATCAGAGATTGCTGCAAAGTATGCCAATAATCCAGCAGCACTTAAAGCTGCAATGATTCGCTTTCAAAATACTTTGGGGTCTGGGAATACTACTGAAATCATAGGTGGAACCTACGAATAATAAAGGGGATATATAATGGCTCGTATTATCAATAGTGGAAATCCACTTTATGTTTCTTCAGAAGCGTTTACGACTACAGCAAAACCACAACGTGTTGTTCCCAATCAGGGGAGCAAGATGGATAGGTTTGTTAATGCTCTTAAAGTTGCTGAAGCCGTAGCAAGCAGCAAAGCTGTAGGCGCTGTTGCGGGTCTTGTTCAGAAAGGTCTTGGTAAAGTTGGACAAGCAATAGAAGAAGCTGGAGCTATTTCTCAAGCTCAACGTATTGAAGAAGAACAACTGGCTGCACAGGAAGTAGAAGCAAAAGGATTAGAGTCCCAAGCCGCTCCATTAAAAGAAGCTGCTGCAAAGAAACTAGCTGAAGCAAAAGCTGGTATCCCAACTGAAGAAATAGAAGGTGATATTGCTTTTAGAGATGCAAAGAAAGCATATCTTGGTGGACTATATGAAGTTCAAAAGTCATATGATCCAGAAAAGACTGC